TGAGAATAAGAATCCCAATTGAGAATAAGAATCCAGAATCCTTTTCTTACACACGCGCGCGGGCCTACGCGCGCGGGCGCGGGCGCGCACCTGCCAGCGCATCTGGGCGCGCCCGTCATTCTCTTTGTTTGGCAAAAGCCCCAGTCAGCCCGGTCCCGGCACCGCCTCCGGGATTCTCTCCCCAACTCGTTGTGGCTTGCATGGGTACCAATGCGACCACTAGGTTGACCGCTCACGTAGCAACCGGCGCGGAGCCGGACCACTTACCAGGAGCAACGACATGACGATCAAGGAAGCCAAAGCCACCGCACGGGCCAGCGGGTTCAGCCTCTCCAAAACGGAGTGGGGGGAATTCCGAGTGAACGTGGCCGGTGGCCCAGAAGCCACCGCGTACTACGCGGGCGATCTACAGGAAGCGTTGGACACGATGCGCCACATGGCATCCGAGAAGTTTCAAGATGACTTTTTCGCGGCCTTGGGTGAGGATGACCCGATAGCGGGCGCCGGGGGGGCAACATCATGAAGCCGAACGCTCTTCACCACTTCCTCCGCGCAGCTTTCCAGGCACAGCGCCCGATCATTGTCGTTGGTCCTCCGGGCGGCGGGAAGTCCACCGTGATCACCGGCGCCATCGACTCCCTATGCTGGGACACCATTGTGATCCACTTGGTCGCGAGGATGTCCGGGGACATCGCGGGAATTCCTTTCCCGAACGAGGACAAGACAGCATGTGCGTTCTTGCCCATCGGTGAAATCGAACAGATGCAACGCGTGACCCGGCCCACCGTTGTTTTCCTCGATGACCTACCCCAAGGGAAACACGAAACACAAGCAGCGTACCAGCAGCTAGTACGCGATTACCAAGTGAACGGCCACAAGATCCCGCGCGAGTTTATCACGTTCGTGGCGGCGGCCAACCGGCGCCAAGATCGCGCCGCGAGCAACGCGGGCGTGATCGAGCCCCTGAAGGACAGATTCGACACGATCATCGAAATGGAGTCGAGCCGCGAGGACTGGGAAAACGATTTCGTGTACAAGCACCTTCCTGATACCGAGGACACGGCAATCCTTCTAGCATTCCACCGCGTCCCGGACAACGCGGATATGCTGTCGAAGTTTGTGCCCACCGTCGAGTTGACCAAGAGCCCAACACAACGCTCCTGGGAAGCCGTTTCCCACCTCATGGAAATGGCGCGCACATGCGACGGCCCAACCGGACACCGTTTCGAAGTTGGCGAGGGCCATTGGTTCGGAATGCCACAAGCCGTCCAGGATGAGGCGATACGCGGCGCGGTGGGCGAGGAAGCCGGGACGCGTTTCTGCGCGTACCGTGCGATGTACTACGCGGGCATCCCCCAAGCTATCGCGCTGATACTTGCGGACCCGGACAGCTACGATTGTGCGGCGGCCCCGGTAGGCGAGTTGTACGGAGTCGTCACCGGCTTGGTGCAGAACGCCTCGCCCACTACCGCACCGGCACTATGCCGGTTCGCGGAACGGCTTCTGAGCGTACAACGCGGCGAGTACGCTGCTCTGTTGGTGCGCGACATCGAGCGCCGCCATCCCGAGGTGGTCGCTACCTCGACATGGGCCGCCATGCTGGACACTCCGGTAGGCGATCTGCTCGCCGCCTCCGATCTACTCACCGAAACACGTTAAGGGGGACAGGCACATGACCATCGACACAAACACCGCTCCCACCGTGGGGCACCGCGCCATCTTGGTGATCCACCGCGCGAAACGCTGGGCCGCTACAAAATTCTCAAGCGCCGTGTCGCGGGAAGTGGACCGGGCGCACGGTACGCGCAACGCGGGCCGGTTTAACAAAAAGTTGCTCCGGGCTGGCGCGCGGGAATACAAGACATTGATTGCCGCCATGAACTTGGCGCGCACGAACCACTACTTCCACACTTTGGAATGGGCACCGGGCGTCCGGCTTCTCCCCACCGCCAATTCCACCGCGTACTATGCGGCGGTTCGCGAGGACACCGTGCGCTATGTAGACGCAAAGGCCGCGTTCGTGGCCGCATGGCCCGCCCTAGTCGAGGCGGCGCGCAAGCCCGCCAGCGAAGGCGGGCTTGGTGATCTATTCAACGCCGCAGACTATCCGCACCCGGACCATATCGCGGACGAGTTCGATATCAAATACGGCCATGACATTGTGCCGATGTCCGGGGACTTCCGCGTCGAGGGTTTGCGACAGGATGAAATCGACGCGATACGCGCCGAAGTAGACGCGCGCATCGAGGACGCCACCGCCGAGGCGATGGCGGGCGCGCGGACGCGCCTGGGCGATGTGGTCCGCAGCATGGGCGCCGCGCTAGGCAATCCGAAAAAAACATTCCACGATACGTTGGTGGGAAACGCGCGCGATCTATGCGATGTACTGAAACGCCTAAACGTGACCGGTGACCCGGAACTAGAGGCGATGCGGGCGCGTGTCGAGCGTGAATTAACGCAAACGGCGCCGCAAGATATGCGCAACGATCCCGCCAAACGTAGGACGGTGGCAGATCGTGCGGCCAAGATCGGCGCCGACATGGGTTCGTTCTACGGGGCCGCATCATGAACGGCGCGAGGATCACGCACATGGCGGTCCGGGCGGTGATCGCCAAGCTAGTAATTGACGAGCCTTTTTTCGGCACGTTGGCGCTCAGGCTGCGCCTAGTGATCGACGCCACATGCCGCACCGCCTGGACTGACGGCGAGCGCATAGGGTACAGCCCGTCGTTTATCGCGGGGCTCTCGATCGCGGCGTTGGTGGGGCTAGTTGTCCACGAATTGTTTCACTGCGCGATGGGCCACCCCTGGCGCCGTGGCGGGCGGGACGCGTTCCGATGGAATGTAGCTTGCGACTATGCTGTGAATTATGAAATTCAGCGGGCGGGCTTTACGCTCCCCGATGGCTCACTGATCGACGTTCAGTGGGCTGGCCGTTCTGCGGAATGGATTTATGACAGGCTCCCCGTCGAGGACGAGGGTGACGAGCCCGAGGATGGCCGTCCTGGCGCGCCGCGTTCCGAGGATGAGGACGAGGACGGCGAGGGTGGCGGCGGCGGTGGCGGGGACGAGGACAGCGACGAGGACAGCGAGGACGGTGAGGACAGCGAGGACGGTGAGGGTGGCGGCGGTGGGGACGAGGACGGGGACGAGGACGAGGAGCCCAGCGAGTGGGAGACACTCCAGCCCGGTGAGGTACGGGACGCACCGGAGCATGTACGCGGCGAGGACGGCGAGGATACCGCGCGACGGGCGCCCACCCAAGAAGAGTGGCGTCAGGCTGTCGCGGACGCTGCGGCAATCTCGACGGCGCGCGGTGAAATGGGCGCCGGTCTGAAACGCGTTGTGGACACGTTGCTCGCTCCCCCGTTAGTGGACTGGCGCGAGGCGCTCGCCGCGTTCTTCGATGGCGCGAGCGCGGAGCGCCGCACATGGGCGCGCCTGGATAGGCGCCTCGCACCGCAGGATATCTTCCAACAGTCCTGGGAGCCCTACGGTATGGGCGCCGTCGTCATCGTTGCGGACACATCCATGAGCATCGACGACGTTACCCTCGCCCAGATCGAGAGCGAGGCGCGCGGGCTAATCGCCACATGTGAGCCCGAACGGACCACCGTGATCTATGCCGATGACAGCGTGAACGCGGTGAGGACATTTGAGCGCGGCGAGCCAATCGAGTTGGAGCCGCATGGCGGTGGGTGCACGGACTTCCGGCCAGCGTTCGAATATGTCGCCGGAATGGATGAGGAGCCCGCTTGCCTCATCTACGTGACCGATCTTATGGGGACATTCCCGGAGGACGCGCCGGACTATCCGGTGCTATGGGCCGCGACGGGGATCGGAACGTCAGCCTGGGCACAGGCTCAAGTCCCGTGGGGCGATGTGGTGAACGTCGAGTAAGCTGCGGCGACGTTACCGCGACGGGGCCGTGACCGGCTCCGGGGCTCCGGCTCCGGGGCCGGTTCGCGTATCCAGGAGCGGTGCCAGGCTGTCGCCCGTGAGGCGAGCCCGGTGCCGGGGCTGGCCCGGTCTAGGGGCCACCTATCGAGAGCGCCCAGGCGCGGCCCTGGCGGCGCTGGATTGGAACGGGCGTATGGGGTCCATGCTGGGGCTATGGCTTAGGCTCTCCAGGACGCGTTGAGAGGGGCGAGGCTGGCGTCCGGGACAGGGGAGAGGGTAGGGCTGGCGGCGGGCGTTAGCGGGGCAGGCTAGGGGCTTGGGCGATGTGCGCCAGGCTGGGGCTTAGGGGCTGCCCGGAGGGCACCGCCAGGCTGGGGCTTAGGGGCTGCCCGGAGGGCACCGAACCGAACCGACACGGGCGCGCGCGTGAACCGGCGCCAGGCGCACGGGCTCAGAACCGGGTTCGGTAGCAGCTTAGGCCCCAACTCTAGCGGCAGAACCTAGTGTCGCCAAGCCAACAACTCTTGTGCGGTGTTTGTTCGGGAAGCCTGGCGCAGAATCGGACTAGGATCGGAGTAGCGCCTAGCCTGCTTTACGGTTAGCGAATAGCCTGCTTTATGGGTCGCAGATAGCCTGCGGGGGACCCCCCTTGATGTCTGGGCAACCACCCGTCCCGGTACAACCCAACACACATTACCTTGACGTTTCGGCCAATGTCCTGAATTATTGGGCATCTTACTTGGGAGGGTTGGTATGGTAGGCAATGATATGGATGTAGTGGAGCAGTTACGGGGCCGGATGCGGTTTTACCATGTAGGCGATCCGGTCAGACGGGACATGGGCAAGGCTTGTGAAACCATTATTGCTCTTCAGGACGGCACCGAGCTAACGGCTGTGTCTGTAAGCGACTGGCTTTTGGGTCAGGGTGTGAAGCTGCTTCCCTGGCAACGCAAGCGATTGGGCCTCGTTTTGACCCCAGATAAACTCTCCAGAGCATAGCACACTTAGAATCGTGCTGAAAATGGCTTTGTTGTGCCAAATTTCCCAAGAAATTCTCTGGACTATGAACAGATGCAGCACAATAGTAATACAAGTAAACAGAAATACTAACTACCATGTGGGCTTAGGGAGGCACTAGTGGCGAAGCTGACAACCAAGCAACGCAAGCGCATGAAGGCGTCCTCGTTTGCGCTCCCCAGGCAGCGAGCCTACCCGATCAACGACATCGGCCACGCCCGCATGGCGCTCGCTATGGTCGCGGCCCACGGCACCGATGGTGAGAAGTCGAAGGTCAGGCGAGCCGTCGAGAAGAAGTACCCTTCGCTGAAGAAGTAGGCAGTGAATACCGGCGTTCCGCTTCCCGGCCAGGAGGAGATGCGCGCGGACCCCACTTTGTTTGTGGAGGAAATGCTGGGCGCTACGCCTGATCCCTGGCAGACCGAGGTCATGGCTGCGGTAGCGGCTGGGAATCGCGGGATCAGCATCAGGTCAGGGCACGGCGTCGGCAAAACGAGTTGCCTGAGTTGGCTCGCGCTATGGTGGATCGCTACGCATTACCATGCGAAGGTCGTGATCACCGCGCCTACGTCAGCGCAGTTGCATGACGCGTTTCTGCCAGAAGCGAAGTCATGGCTGAAACAGTCGCCTCCCGCTTTCCGCCAGATGTTCAACATCAAATCGGATCGCATCGAACTGATCGCTGACTCCGAACGCAATTTCATAACGGCGAAAACAAGCAGGGCAGAACAGCCCGATGCGTTGCAAGGCGTACACGCCGATCACGTTCTGCTGATCTGCGACGAAGCCAGCGGTGTGCCTGAACAGGTCTATGAATCTGCCGGTGGCTCGATGTCCGCGCATCACGCTTCGATGGTGCTCGCCGGTAACCCGATCAGGAGCACCGGCTATTTCTACGATACGTTCCACAAGCTCGCTGATCGCTGGAAGACGTTTCACATATCGTGCGAGACATATCGTGCGAGAGCACGGGCCGCGTATCGAAGGAATACGTCGAAGAATGTCGGCTGCGCTACGGCGAGGAATCGAATACCTACCGCGTTCGTGTGCTCGGAGAATTTCCAAAAGGCGACGACGATACGGTGATCCCGCAGGAGTTGGTCGCAGACGCGATCAGCCGCGATGTCGAGCCTACCAAGTTCGGGCCTACGATCTGGGGCGTCGATGTCGCGCGGTTCGGTGCCGATGCATCTGCGCTTTGTAAGCGAAAAGGGAACGCGGTCACTGAACCGATTCGCTTGTGGCGTAATCTCGATACCATGCAACTCACGGGCGCGATCAAAGCCGAATACGACGCGAGCATGGAAAAACCTACCGAGATTTTCGTGGACGCTATCGGGTTGGGTGCTGGTGTGGCCGACAGACTGCGTGAGCTTGAGTTGCCAGCTTACGCGATCAATGTCAGCGAAAGCCCCGCGATGGGTCACCACTACCTGAACCTTCGCGCCGAACTCTGGTACAAAGCGAAAAGCTGGCTGGAAGGCCGAGATGTGCGGCTACCGAAAGACGAGTTGCTGAAAACTGAATTGACTACCGTGCGTTACGCCTATACATCTACCGGCAGAGTGAAGATAGAAGCAAAAGCCGATCTGAAACGTAGAGGTGTAGCGTCACCCGACTCTGCGGATGCGTTCGTTCTGACGTTTGCGTCCGATGCCGGGACAGCGATGGGTGGACGAGGGAGTGGGTACATGAGTAAGATTAAGCGGAATTTGGTGGGGGTGGTTTAGGGGGCAGGCCCGGTGAGGTGGTGGCCTCACGGGCTATCTTAAACGACCACAGCTATACGGTTCGCGCTGCGCCTACAGCCCGAACGGCGCCCTAAACTATTTTTTGGTGTGGATTCTCCTGCGAAGCTGAGACTGTGGCATACATAGACGAAGCCGAAACCGAAGCTGGCGTGGGGATGAGCGAGGCGGAGCTACAATCCGTAGTCTCCTCCTACATCTCGGACGCGATCCAGTACATCGACGACGATATCAGCCCTATCAGGGCCGAATCGACCCGATACTACCGAGGCGACCCGTTCGGTAACGAGGTCGATGGCCGGTCCCAGGTGATCAGCCGCGATGTACGAGACTCGGTGCAGGCCATCTTGCCGTCTATGATGCGCGTATTTTTCGGCTCGGAGAAGGTCGTCGAGTTTGTGCCACGCAACGCGAACGATCTCGCGATGTCCGAACAGGCGACCGACTATCTCAACTACATCATCCAGCAGGACAACGATGCGATAGGGATATTCTATAGCGTGTTCAAGGACGCGCTGATGAATAAAGGCGGGTTCGTCAAATGGTGGTGGGACGATTCCATCGAAGTGCATAC